GCAATTATCCTTGCATGGAGATCAAGCCGGGTTCGATGGGCAAGCCGTTCCCCGGCATCGAGGCAGCGATCGTCGATAATCAGGGAAAAGAGCTCCCGCCTTACAGAATGGGCAATCTTGCCATTAAAAAGGGCTGGCCGTCGATGATGCGCTCCATCTGGAATAATCCCGAAAAATACAGCTCGTATTTTATGCCGGGGGATTGGTACGTATCTGGGGATTCCGCATACATGGATGAAGACGGATACTTTTGGTTCCAGGGACGGATTGACGATGTCATCATGACGTCAGGCGAACGCGTCGGTCCGTTTGAAGTCGAAAGCAAGCTCGTCGAGCATCCGGCCGTGGCTGAAGCCGGTGTCATCGGCAAGCCTGATCCCGTCCGCGGGGAAATTATTAAAGCTTTCATTGCACTCAGGGAAGGATACGAGCCGTCAGACGCCTTAAAAGAGGAAATCAGACAGTTTGTCAAAAAAGGCCTGGCCGCGCATGCTGCCCCAAGGGAAATCGAATTTAAAGATAAACTGCCGAAGACGAGGAGCGGAAAAATCATGAGACGCGTCCTGAAAGCGTGGGAGCTGAACCTCCCGGCCGGCGATCTGTCGACGATGGAAGACTGATGCTTCATTGACAATGAGGAAATATTATGTTAAAAAAGATTTAGTCTTAAATACGAAAAGGTGAAGACTGAGATCAGTAGAACGCATCCTTCCCTGTCTTAGAGAGCTGATGGCCGGTGAGAATCAGCACAAATGGATGGTTCGAATTACACTCACGAACCGCTTTTACGAAAAAGCCTGCCGCTTTGTAGTAAAAGAGCGGACGATGTCCGTTATCAACAAGAGTGAAAAGGACGCCCCGTGCGTTCTTTTAAGCAGGGTGGTACCGCGATGTTCATCGTCCCTTCGTTTACACGAAGGGGCGTTTTTTATTTTAGGAAAAAAGGAGCCAATAATGATGACACATTTACTTGATGATTTGTCCTTCAGGGGACTGATTCAGCAGCAAACCGATGAAGAGGGATTAAGGGAGCTCCTCGATCAGGAGAAGATCAGCCTGTACTCAGGCTTTGACCCGACGGCTGACAGCCTGCATATCGGGCATTTGCTGCCGATCTTAATGCTTCGCCGCTTTCAGCAGGCCGGGCATCGCCCGATCGCACTCGTAGGCGGCGCGACAGGCCTGATCGGCGATCCGAGCGGAAAAAAAGCCGAGCGGACGCTGAACAACGGAGAGATTGTCCGCGAATGGTCGCAGAAAATCAAGGATCAGCTTTCGCGTTTCCTTGACTTTGAAGCTGACGAAAACCCGGCGGTAATGGCCAACAACTATGACTGGATCGGGCAAATGAATGTGATTGACTTCCTGAGGGATGTCGGCAAAAACTTCGGCATCAACTACATGCTTGCCAAAGATACGGTAAGCTCCAGAATCGAAACGGGTATCTCATACACAGAATTCAGCTACATGATTCTGCAGTCTCTCGATTTCTTAAACCTATACAGAAACGAAGGGTGCAAGCTGCAGGTCGGCGGCAGCGACCAATGGGGCAACATTACAGCCGGCCTTGAGCTGATCCGGAAATCGGAAGAAAGCGCAAAAGCTTTCGGATTGACGATCCCGCTTGTGACAAAAGCGGACGGCACGAAATTCGGAAAAACGGAAGGCGGCGCGATCTGGCTTGATAAAGAGAAAACGTCGGCCTATGAGTTTTACCAATTCTGGATCAACACAGATGACAGAGATGTCGTCAAATACTTAAAATATTTCACTTTCCTTTCCAAGGAAGAAATCGAAGAACTGGCTGAAAAAACAGAAACAGCTCCTGAAAAACGCGAAGCGCAAAAACGCCTTGCCGAAGAAGTGACGGTCCTCGTTCACGGCCGCGAAGCGTTCGAGCAGGCTGTCAACATTTCAAAAGCGCTCTTCAGCGGAGACATTAAACAGCTGTCAGCCGAAGAAGTGAAGGTCGGCTTCAAAGGCGTTCCTTCCATGGAACTCGGGCAAACCGATGAACTGCCGCTCGTCGATGTCCTCGTCCAATCGAAGCTGTCGCCATCCAAACGCCAGGCGCGCGAAGACATCACAAACGGAGCCGTCTACATCAACGGCGAACGACGCACTGACGTAAACAGCGTCCTCAGCCGCGAAGACCGCATCGAAGGCCAATTCACCGTCATCCGCCGCGGGAAAAAGAAATACTTCCTGCTGACTTATAAGTAATCAGCGAACCCTTGCCAAATGGCAAGGGTTTTTTGTTCCCTGGGAATATCAAAAAGTGTGGATGTAGCCATCAAAATCGTGTTAAAGATTCCAAGACCATCGGGAGGTAAGGAAATAGACATGTTACTCGATCATTAATATTTTGGCTCTTACGTAACTAGCCAGTAGACGGAGCAGGTTAAAGGGAAGGGAAAACTGAGCCGAATTTTCACGGTAGAGAGAATAGGATTTTTGTCTTGCACTTACCAACCGTCTCTTTATTTTATAGAGAGCCTTCAGATATACGGAAGGATTTGCATAGAGCCGGCTATGAATATATATATTGAGAAGAGATTGTGAAAAAACTAGGCGAAGGGGAGGAATTTCACAGATGAAGATTGCGGCACTTTATGATATTCATGGAAACCTGCCGGCATTAAATGCATTGCTAAAGGAACTTGAAGATGTCAAGCCGGATTTAATTGTTATTGGTGGAGATATCGTCTCTGGACCAATGCCTAAACAAACTTTGGAACGGATTTTCTCCTTGACTGATAAAGTTCGCTTTATTCGAGGAAATGGGGATAGAGAAGTAGTAATGGCTTTTGATGGAAAAAACTCCCATCTACAATGTCAGAAAAGGGTCGACAAAGAACCCAATGGGTCGCTGATCAGTTAACTCGGTCTCAAAGAGACTTTCTATCAAAATTACCCGAAACAGTAACAGTTCATATTAATGGATTGGGAGATGTGCTATTTTGTCACGCTACACCACGTAGTGATGAGGAAATCATTACACCCAATACCTCCCAAGAACGACTTGCCACTATTTTTTCAGGCATTCGGCAACAGATTGTTGTCTGCGGACATACCCATATGCAATTTGAGCGACAAACAGGCAGTATACGCATTGTCAATTCTGGGAGCGTAGGAATGCCATTTGCTGATGAACCAGGGGCATACTGGCTCCTAATTAGTCCAACAGGTTATGAGTTTCGACATACGGCATACGATGTTGAGGCGGCGGCGCAAGAGATTAGAGCAAGTAAAGACCCAGGAGGAAAGGAATTTGCCGATGAGAATGTGATCAAGGTTCCAACTGCTGCAGAAGCATCGGAATTTTTAGAGCGTATTGCAATGAAAAACTAGTCGGGTATGGAGGGGGATTGCTTGCATACATTTTGACGGAGAAGTTGCCGAAGGAATGCAGTATCTTGCGATGGCTGGGTATAAAACGAATCAAATCATTGGAGCTATGCCTGGTCTTCTCTCGACTGCCGCAGCCGGTCAAACAGACCTTGGGGTCACAGCAGACATCGTTTCTGATATCTTGACGGAATTTCATATCAAAGCTGAAGATACAAACCGCGTTGCGGATGCGATGACGTACACGTTCACCAATTCAAACGCAACGCTTCAAGAGATCGGCCAAACGATGAAATATGCGGCTCCGGCGGCAAAAACGGCCGGGCTCAGCATGGAAGAGTTAGCCGCAGCAACGGGTATTATGGCAAACAGCGGGATTAAGGCTGATATGGCAGGAACGGCTTTGCGGGCTACACTAACCCGCTTATCATCTCCGCCAAAACAGGCCGGAAATGCGATCCATGAATTAGGTTTGCAGGTAACCGATTCAACCGGAAAATTGCGTCCGCTTTCGGATATAATCGGCCAGATCAATGAGAAAACAAAAGATTATACCGAAACTGAAAAAATCCGTATTGCCAAACAATTGGCGGGGCAACACGCCCTGTCTGGTTTTATTACTTTAATGCACGCAGGGAAAGATAAGCTCCAAGATTTTACCAAAGAGATAGAAAATAGCGGGGGCGCCGCGGACAAAGTAGCCAAAAAGCAAATGGATAACCTCGCTGGATCTGTTGAATATCTGAAATCAGCTGTGAACAACGCTCTTATCACTTTGGGGAATCAGTTTCTCCCTGTGATTCGTGCAACCACTGACGGCCTAACAAAATTCGTTACCTGGTTTGATTCATTACCCCCTTCTGTTGCGAGTACCATTGCGATCACTGGCGGAGCTGTAACTGTTTTTTCACTTTTGGGTGGAGCATTCTTATTGATTTTAGGCTCTCTGCCAAAAGTGGCAGCAGGCTGGAACATGTTACGTACTGCTGGGAGCTATTTAACAGGTAATGTAAACCGAGCATCAGCAAGCCTCAGCGTTTATTCCACAGAAGCTATTGCGGCGGGAGCAGCTTCCAGGACAGCGGCTGCAGGAATGAACACGACCTCCACGGCGGCGGCTGTAGCATCTACAAGGATGGGACGTTTCCATCAATCAACCGCGGTCGCAACAACGAGAGTAGGGCGGCTTGAGCAGTCATCTAGTAGAAGTACAAGAGCTATGCGGGGACTGGGTGGTGCTTCACGTGTTGCCGGGCTTGGTCTAAGTTTATTTGGCGGCCCCGTCGGGACAATCGCCGGTCTTATTCTTTCCTTTGCGCCTGAGCTCTTAAAATTCGGCGGCAATATTTTAAAGGTCGGAGCCAATGCAATTAAAGGTGCTGGCGGCTTTTTGAGTTTAGCGAAAAGTGGTTTTGGTCTGTTTAACATTCTTAAAAAGGGCGCAGGAGTTGTCGGTCTTTTACGCGGTGGATTGAGCCTTCTGGGCGGTCCTATTGGCCTTGCCGTTACAGGTGTAACGCTTCTCACGGAAGCCGGTATGAACTATTATGATAACCTGAAGAAAAGGGTTCTTCCATCGACTATTGACTTTGGTGAGGGAGTATCGAAGTCTACTGCAAAGGCTGTGAATGCTTATGAAGATATGAATACAAAAGTCACAGCTAAGCTTGAGTATCTCCGTTTAACCAATGCGAAAATCACCAAAAAAATAGCGGACGATGTCACAACACGGTTTACAACGATGGGAGAGACTTTGAAGAAAGGGTTCCAAACAAGCGCGGATTCAGCCACCAAGGTATTAAGGGAATTTTATGCTTCTAATGATAAAACTTCAGATAAGGAAGCAGCTAAGATTCTAAATAAAATTGAAGTTGGAAACCAAAAGAAACAAAAGAAAATACAAGGATACGTGGATCGTGTAAATGAGATTTATCGAAACGCCGCAAAAGAACATCGTAAGCTTACGGATAAAGAAAATAGAGAAGTTACTAAAATTCAAGGGAAAATGCTCGCCCAAATGGAGACAGCACTTACTCGTAGTAAAGATGAGCAAACGAAAATTTCGAGAAAGTTGAAAGAAGAATCTTCAAACCTTTCCGCTAAACAGGCAGCCGCAGTTGTAAGGAATAGTAACAAAGCAAAAGAAAAAACAATTAAAGCTGCCAAAGACCAATATAAGGCTGTAGTTGACGCGGCGGATGACCAATATTATGTCAAAGGGACAATCAGTAAAAAAGAACATGATGACACTGTTAGTAAGGCTCGGAAGCAGAAGGAAAAGACTATAGCTAATGCTGAAGAGACACATAAAGGTGTGGTCAAAGAGGCGAAACTTCAAGCGGCTGGTCATCTCAAACAAGTAGATTGGGAAACAGGAGAAGCTCTCGGCGAGTTTGATACTTTTGTTATCGATATGGCAGGTGTTGTAAATAGTATCACCGGCGGAATTAATAAGATTCTTGAGTTCATGCACATACCAACTATACCGGAATGGAAGCCCAAAGGATATCAAGATACTTCTAAAATGCAAGTTGCACCTGGTGTCGCTTACGCAAAAGGAACGGACTTTCACCCTGGTGGGAAGGCGCTTGTTGGTGAAGAAGGTTGGGAGTTAGCACATACGCCTGGTATCGGAACTTATGCCGTAGGGGTAGGAGGCCCACAAATTTGGGATCTCCCACGAGGTACCTCCGTACTTCCACATGACCAGTCAAAAAAATTAGCGGCTATGGGATTGCCTGGATATGCAGGCGGAGTCGGCGACTTTTTCAAAAAAGCGATTGACGGCTCTAAAAAAATGGTCAATGGGGCTGTATCATTCGGAAAAAGCGTTGTAAATAAAGTCGGGGATGTCAGCTCAACCGCAATGGACTTGATTACAAAGGGTCCCGGCAACTTAATCAAAAAACTGTTTAGTGGGCTGATCCCCTACAAAACTGGAAAAGGCATTGACTCGTTAGGGACCGGTATACTCAAGACATTGAAGGATGGGGCAGCTCAATTCCTGAAAGGTGTCATGCCGGATCCAGGTACATTTAAAGGAGCCGGCGGAACAAAAGCTGTAAACCAATGGGTGACTGAAGCAGTCGGCATCGCGGGTGTGCCGATTTCATGGATCCCGGGGCTTGTTACTATCGCCATGAAAGAAAGTGGCGGTAATCCTAACGCCATCAATTTATGGGATTCTAATGCGAAAGCTGGGCACCCTTCACAAGGGCTGATGCAGACGATTCCGAGCACGTTCAACGCGAATAAGTTTCCTGGACATAATAACATTTTGAATCCGATCGATAATATCCTGGCTGCCATTAACTATATCAAACGACGATATGGTGACATAAACAATCATCCGGGGTTAAAATCGATGGCACGAGGCGGCGGATATGTTGGATATGCAAAAGGCGGTATTTCGCCTGGCCGTGGTGGATCAAAATGGGCGATCTTAAATGAACGCGGGTATGATGAAACGACCATCACAGAGGATCCATCTTATCGGGAGCGCAATATTGGGCTATGGGCCCGTGTTGGTAGAAAGCTTGGCGTACTTCCGGATTTGCAGGATGGAATGATTTCAAAAGCGCTCCTCCTGCTTCAAAAAGTTTCGGAAAAGCCTGCACAGGAATTGGCCTCGCCTAAAGACTTTTCTGTGGACATCAGCCGTGTTGTGCAGAACCAAGAAAAACAGATCAGTATGATGGCAAAACAAATTGATTTTCTAAATAAAAATGTGCAGCTCTTGCAACAGATCCTATTAAAAGATAACAACACTTATCTTGATGGGAAGAAAATCGATCAATCATCCGGGGATCGGTATACTCGAACTTCATACTTGAATGGGGTGAGATAGTGGAATTGTACATTGACTATGATAATGGTTTAGGGGAGCAGAGTTTAAGCAGCCTGCTTCCTTTTTTTGAACCTTTAAGTTTTACACCTGAGTCACCAGGCATTGAGCGTGAAACAACAAATATCCCGAGAATAAATGGAGTCGTTTTGCCGCAGCATCCCCGTGACGTCAAATATACAGAAAGAAAAATATCAGTTGAAATCTATCTGAATTCAGTCATTGCCGAAAATTTTTATCAGTATCGGCGAGAACTATACGCGGTTTTGGTTAAACCGTTCCCTTACTATATTTCAACTGACTTGCTGCCGAATCTCCGTTTTCGTGTCACATGTGATGGGAATTTCAGTATTCCAAAGGAAAAAGAAAAAAACCATGTTTCTTTTACTGTGGAATTTAACAACTACACTGGTTTGGCTGAGTCAAAATTTACTACTTTGACAAAACAGAATTTTCACGGAGAATACTGGAGCCCAGGCATGAATATTCAGATGCACGACAACCTGGAATATGTGTTTAAAAACCGAAAAAGATTTCAGGTTTACAATACGGGGGATGCTTTTATCAATCCCATGCAGCATGACTACAGTGTGACCTTACGGGCTTCAGGTAAAAACGTGACGATCATCAACCATACAAATGGGGAGAAGCTGAAAATTGAACAGGAATTGAAAAAATCACAGCCAGTCACTTTTATAAAGCAGTATACCGTGATCAATAATAAGCCGGTTAAAACCTCCGGCAGGCTCCCGGGGCTTGATATAGGGAGCAATGATTTTGAAATACAGAATACCAATGATTTTGAAATCATTTTCGATACACGTTTCTATTACGCATAAGGAGCAAGTACAATGGCAAATTCAGATTTTATAAAAGAAATTGCACCGGACGCCCAAAGGGTCTATAAAAAGTATGATATTCTCGCGTCTCTCATTATTGCTCAAGCCTGTTTAGAGAGCGCATGGGGGACAAGCGGGCTCGCTCAGAAAGGAAAAAATCTATTCGGAATTAAGGGGACTTATAACGGGCAATATGTTCTCATGTGGACGACTGAATACGATCGGAAAGGGAATGCGACCCGGGTACAAGCCAAATTCCGCAAGTACCCATCCTGGTATGCTTCTCTGCAAGATTTAGCCAAACTTTATGTTAACGGAACAAGCTGGGATCCCGACCATTATAAAGCCATAGTAGGTGAAAAAGATTACAAGAAAGCGACAGCAGCCCTTGTAAAAGCCGGCTATGCTACTGACATGGCTTATGCAACGAAATTAAATGGCCTGATAGAAACATATAATCTGACACAATATGATTCTGTGGACGATATTCCTGTTGATCCTGATCAACCTGACACACCGATACCGGAGCCGGAATTTCCGAGTAAGGAATATGACGGCAAAGACATCACACTCAATCAGAATTTGCCTTCAGATGTTGATTTTCCACAGCTGCATGTTTCAACGAAGGATGGTAAAAGTGTTGTTGAAATAACGGGGGTTTCCGTTGATCTGACGGACGATACGACAGGTAAGAAGAGTTTTACCTTCACGATCACAAAAACGCAGGATAACGGCACAGAATTCGATTTATTGGTGAACGACAACATACTTTATCTGGATGAGAAAAAATTCAATCATCAAAAATACTATATTACGGATGTAGAGGTAAGGCAGGAAAATAATATCCTTACAAAAACCGTCACAGCAGCTCATATTTTTTCTGTTCTGCTGATCAATAATTACGTGAATGATACCGTAACAAAGAAATTAAAGCTTAGAGAAGCGTTGAATATTGCCTTGAAAGATACAGATTTCAAATATATTCTGAAGGCGCCAGAGAGCGAGTTTCCAAGCGCTGATCATGAGAATTTTGGTGATAAAAACTCTACGGAATTGATGGATGAAATTATTGAAGATTATGGGCTTGAAATAGATGTCGATAACTATAAAATCCATGTCTATAAAAAAATGGGGAACCGAATCGATTTTACACTAGATTCCCGTTATAACATGCCCGGCATTACAATTAAAACAAGTTCTCAAAATAGTACGACACGAGCCTGGGGGTACGGTGCCTTAAAAGAAGGCAGCAATAGTACAGATAAGGATCCAAAATATGAATTTGAGCCTATTTTATATGTTCATCCTGATGAAGATAAATTCTTAATTGAAGGGAAGCCGCGGTGGGCTGAACCGATAAAAGATGAAACGATCAAAAAATCCAGCCGCATGGTTTCAGCACTGAAAAAACATGTGAATCCTTATCCAGAAATGACGATCGAAGCTGATTTCAAAAAAATCTATGAGCCAAAACTTTTAGAAATTGAACAAGACTTCTGGAAAGGCGACACAATTCACGTCTTGGCCGATACGGCGGATGGCATCACATTTTAAGATGATGTAAGACTGATTTCAATTCAGTACAATCCATTGGATCCATACAGCAGCCCGCAGCTGACGTTTGCAAATTTCCGTAAAGACATTCAGGACATCAATGTTGACCAGGCAAAAAGGTTAAGGAATCAAAAAAGATATATAGATCAGTTATTTAAAACGCTCAGATAAGCGTTTTTTATTTTGTCAAAAAGGAGTGAGGAAGATGGTGCGGCTGACTAAAAACTACAATACGACTCGAAATTCCCTCTATGAATCGCAGTTAAGTGGGGACATGCAGAGTATTGAAAATGCGTTAAATGATCATGAGTATAATTTAAAAAGCCATAGATCATCCAAAACCGCCCACACGTCGGAACAAATCGACCACGGCGGTTTTTCAGTTGCTAACCGATTAAAAAATCTATATTCACGGTTTACTAACCTGATCGTGAATCACGACGGGACGGATGTAAAAGAAGTCGTGGACGCCAGGGTGACGACTTCCGGAGAAATTGCCCAAACATTAAAAGACCGGCTGGATTTAGAATTTAATAAGCTTGAACAGAAAATAAAACGGACGGTAAATGTGGATGATTTCGGAGCTGTTCCGGACGGGAAAACCGACAGCACGGAAGCTTTTAGAAAAGCTTTGGGGAACGGACGTGTCCGAGTTGTATTAAGTGCCGGCACATACATTGTGAAGGGTATCAAGCTGCCATCCTGGACCTATCTGATCGGCCAAGGTAAGGGGGTTACAATCCTCAAGCTGCATGAAAACACACCGGCCAGTGAATGGGTGATCACAAACGCCGATTATGAAAAGGGGAACAGAAATATTTTCGTGCAAGGCATATCCCTTGATTGGAACCCGGACAGACAAGGCGGCGTCGGGGCTACTGGCGGTCAGCATTCCAGCTGTCTGACCCTTGCAAATGTGAAATTTGGATGGGTAAAGGATATCGAAGCTATTAACCCGGGCTTACACGGTTTCGATATTACGGCGCCAACCTATGATCATCTGCCGTCCACACAGTATACAAAAGACGGTAGCCGGTATATTTGGCTCGATAACTGTGTCGCCTATGGAGCAGGAGACGACGGGATCACTACGCACTACAGCGAATACATCTTTATTTCAAATTCTTATTCGTTTGATCAACGCGGTACAGCTCACCCGAAAGGGCAGTCAAACTCAAACGGCATTGAAATTGATGACGGATCAAAACATGTTTGGCTAATCAATAACTTTACATCCGGCAATATCCGGGGTGTAGAAGTTAAAGCACATAAGGAATGGCCGGCAGCCCGAAACGTTCACGTCATTGGGCATGTGTCTTATCATGATGTGCGCTGCTTTGATCTACGACATATCGGGCATCACAAAGCAGAAGATCCGGAAAGCACAACGGCCTACGATGTCACCCTTACGGATTGTACTGCAATCGAACCGATATTCAATGATATGTATGAAGGATTGTCTCCGCGTGCGTTAGTGGTCTCAGCTTATAAAAACGTAGTTGTCAGCAACTTTACTGCAATAGGTGATCCTTTATATGACTATAAGGATAACCCGGTCATTGCCTTGCAGTATCGAAGCCGAAACATTTCATTGAACAATATCACAATCAGGGGATTTAAAAAAGCAGGCTTTGATATTCGTCTTTATGGCGGCCCGCAAAAAACGGATAATGTCAACCTGTCCAATTTTGCATTTTATAAGTCGGCCAAGCAGGGAATAGGGATCGGCGGCGGGGTGTACTCCGTGAATATCTCAAATGGAATTATGGAAGGAGAAGGCGGGACCTACGGGATTACGTCGCCCAATTCACAGGCAAACATTAATAATGTGCAGACGTCCGGCTACTCCTACGCGGCCATGATTAAGGGGAACAAGTACAAATTTGTACCAACGAATTTCAAAGGAGGATTCCGAGGGGCGACGACTTCCGGGGCTCCTTTAGATCCAACAAGTGCGATTATTGCGGCCACAGGCGACAACATAGCAAAAGGCCCACGGAATTTTATGGGCGGTGTTTCTGGCGGCTCTTCCACAGAAGGGTCAAGGCAAGCCATTATTGCAGCGAACAACTCACAGACGAAAGGGGATGGACCTGCAAGAGTGGTGATGGCTGCCCAGGCAGTTACGAACGATGACAGTTATTCTGTAGTTGGCGGATACGGCACCGGATCACCGTCTAAAAATAATATCAAATGGAAAATTGATTCCACAGGAGGGAATATCCGAGGTGTTGGACGTGTGGAAAGCGTGTCTGATTTTAAAGACCTTGCAGAATACTTTGAATCCAAAGACGGCCGTAAAATTGAATCCGGCTTCTTGGTGACTTTGGATGGCGACAAGATCAGGAAAGCTGAAAAAGGGGACAAGGTATTGGGCGTTATTTCCGAGACGGCCGGCGTCATTATGGGCGGTGCAGCATTTTATTGGAACGACCGTTACCTTAGAAATGAATTTGGCGGCATTATCTATGAAACCATTAATGATAATGGTCGAGAAATCATAGTACCCATGGAAAATCCAAACTATAACCCTGACCTTGAATACATCCCGCGGGAAGAACGGGACGAGTGGCATATCGTCGGGTTGATCGGCCAGGTATTTGTCAGGATTGATGAGACTGTCCAGGTAGGGGACTACATCGTCCCAGCTGACGGAATCGGGACAAAATCAGAAGACGGCGCAGGCTTTTATGTGATGCGTATCAATCAGCCTTATTCCGCCGAAAAAGGGTATGGAGTCGCATTGGTCTTCATGTACCCACAGATGTAAGGAGGTTCAGCGATGATCTATAAGGAAGGCGAAGTATCTTTTGATATTAACGCGCGGAAATCCGCAGCCAACTCTACCAATATACAATTTTTCACCCAGGATACGGGCAGCGCAAAGCTGTCCTTTTCTTTTACAAAAGACGGCGCCCCGTTGCCCCTTTCGGCCGTAGACGCAAAAATCGTTCTTCTATATGCGGATGACTCATTTTATAAACGCAGCTTGACGCTGACGGACAAGGTAAACGGGAAAGCAGAATATGTTCTATCTGATGAAGAGCTCAAGCATTACGGTGAAGTTAAGGCCGAAATCAAGCTTTATTATACGAACGGTCAAGCGCTTGCCACAGTATTTTTTACTTTCACCATTGCGAAAACGCTCGAAGATCAGAACATTGTGCCGGTTGCTGAGTACTACATTGACGATTTTGAAACTTTGCGGGCTAGCATAAACAAAACTGTGGATGAAATCAGTCAAACCGTTGAGGAGCTCAAGGCCAAGTTTGCCGACCTTGAGAACATCGAAACAAAAGAAGGTGCCCAGGCAAAAGCGGACGCTGCGGAATCGAATGCAAAATCTTACACGGACGCTCATGCAGCTGACAAAATAAAACATATCACTACCGATGAAAGAAAGAGCTGGAACGGAAAGGAGACACCTACTGGTGCCCAGGAGAAGGCGGACAAGGCTGAATCAAATGCCAAAGCCTATACAGATAACCATGCAGCCGATACGGTGAAGCATATAACCGCTGACGAAAGGAAAGCCTGGAACTCAAAGGAGTCGACGGGCGGCGCGCAGGAAAAAGCAAATAAAGCGCTGAGCGATGCCAAAGCCTATACGGATTCCCATGCAAAAAACGGGTTGATCCACGTCACGCAGTCAGACAAAGAAAAATGGAATGGCGCACAGTTATACAAAATAACTGGTGACAACGGAAATCGTACAAAATTGGTGGATGGAACTGACTTGTTAACTTTACCCACTGGTTTTTATTATGCGTCAGGTACCCAAGTGAAAAACAATCCTGCACCAAATGATGCCTCCTGGTTTAATTATGATGTGATTGAGACTGGAATGGGTAGAAAAACAATATTTGCATGGCGCAGCTATGATAATACTTTGTGGCATTCAACCATTCATACAGATGGAATTTTTAAAGGCTGGAAAAAAGTTCTGACGGATGCGGATTTATCCCCGGCCTGGAACTCCGTAACACTCATAAATGGAGCGAAGCAGGATTCGGTATATCCGTTGAAATTTTCCGTTAGCAACAACGTTTTATGGCTACGCGGTTCTTTCGGTTCCCTGCCGGCTATTGGAACATCCGTCGCTAAGTTTACGAATAAGCCGACCCAGCTAGTCGATTTTGTCGTGCCTACGATCGGTTCTTACGGAACAGCCCGGTTTGCGCTAACGACAGACGGCGATTTAAGATATGACGGCATGTTAGCGAATGATGAAACGAAGGTAACGAGGGTGTCGTTTAATGAATCAATACCGTTATGGTAGGGGAGGCGATAAGCATGCACGTTCTTTTTTATGATGAAAATTACAAATATGCTGGCGAAGACGATTTTTTCGGTGAAGAATTGCCGGCGAATAGCACGACAACCCCGGTTCCCGAAGGTATATACGCTCCGAAGTATGATCCGGAAAAAGACGAATGGGTCGAATCAGCAACCAAAGAGTATATAGAAAGTGTAACGCCGCCTGATCCGGAACCGAACCCTACCGATTTGCTGAAAAAGCAAAACGCTCTGCTTTCCTTGCAAATAGCACGAATGCAAGCAGACATTGCAGCACTGAAAGGCGGTGGGACTTCATGAAGTATCCAGCTTTATCAGATATAAAACAGTTTTATGATTGGGGGTGCTACACGGATGAAGAAATGCGCGAGTATGTAAGGATTAATTGGATCACCCCAGCAGAATATGAACAAGTCACAGGCAGGAGCTATTACAAGCCAGCCGTCAGTGTGGATTTAGGTAGCACCCAATGTGAACTGCACCCCAATTGTTAGACACCATCTAACAATCGGAGGTGCAGTTTTTTATGGCTAAATTTACAGCTG